GCCGTTGTCGACGTGGCCATCCATTTCGCGCATCATAAAGGCAAACTTGCGGTGCATGGCGATATACTCCTTGGCGCCCGCCTTCATTTTCGACCACCGCGTATTGTGCTCCACGTCAGCGACGATAGAGCGCTTGGCGTTGCTTTCGATCCCGGCCACCACGTCATCCACCACGGCAGCGAACTCGCGCTCGTCCCTGAGCGTTAGCAGCTTGTGCTTCAGCCGGCCGAGGTGCTCGATATTACGCACCGCGTCAACGAGCCCCCTGAACGCCTCCACGGTCATCTCACGGTACGGCAAGCGCGCGGCTTCGTTGAGCAGCGCGTCGTCGATCACGGGCTCGAAGCCCCTTGCCTGTTGCTCCTCCACCCACTGCAGCAGACTCACCCGGCGCTCGGCGTCTCGGTTGCTCACTTTCCGCAGGTCGTACCTCTCGAGCAGTGCGACGATCTGCTCGCGGTACTCCGGGTCGATGGACGGCGAGTCCACCACGTGTCTCATGTACGCGACCGCTTTCTCAATCTCGTGGAGTGCGTCGTGCGCTGACGTGGCGGCGTAGTGGTTCACGAGTTGGTTACGCTTCTGTGTCACCGCGAGCACGAAGTCGCCGGCGGTGCGCGCAGGCTCAGTCTTTGTCGCGGCCTTTGGCTGCATCGCCGCTGCCGCCGCTTTTGCCGCGCGCCCTTCAGCAGCGACGTACTGCGAGGGTTTTATGTCGCGAATTTTCTTGCGCGCGATGAGGATATCGGCGTACTCGGCCGCCGCTTTGGCGACCGTGTTCACGTTACCGCCGGCGGGGGTCTTTTCTGTCGCGCCCATCGCCCGTTCGAGTGCCCGCAGTTCGGTGGCGATGAACTTCGCGCGCACCTGGTTGTGGATGGCCGCGTCCGCCGCGCGCTCGATGCTGCCCTGATCTGACAGGTCGCCGTAGCGCTCCAGCACGCGCTGGTCCGTCATGGCCTCGATGACCTCACCCGCCGGCGGGGAGGCGAGCAGTTTGCGCACGAGCTCGTCGCCCGATGAGAAGCCGAACATCTCGGCCACCATGTCAGGGTGCAGCCCCTCTGCTGCCACGACGCCATGCGCGCCGGCGGGGAGGTACCGCCAGGGCGCGGCGGGGTCTTCGCCGTACATCTCCTTGAGCGAGGGCAGCGACAGTCTGGCACCGACCGCTTGCTCGCCGTCGAGTTCCCCGTGCACCAGGAAGCGACGCACCACATAAATGGGCTCGGCGTTGACTTCGGTGGCGACCTCCGCGCGTACGCTGCTACGCTGCTCCGCCGCCTGCTTCTGCAGCCGTCGTATCTCCCGCGCGCGGGCGTTCGTCGCCCAGCCCATGTCGCGTAGCGACCTCGTCTGCAAAAGGCCCATAGCGGTCTGCGTAGCTTGTGCGCCGGTCTCCTGGTGGGCCGTCCACTCCGCCTCGGTCATGCCCGCCTGCGCCGCCGAGTCGAAGATCGAAGCGTAGCTGCGCGCGGCCTCGGCTGCGTGTATCTCCTCGTTTGTCGCGAGCATGCGGTCGAACACCCCCCGCACCTCGGGGTTAAGTTCCACGCCAAGCGCGGCGATCTGCTTGTAGACGTGGATCATCCAGTCACGCAGGCGCCCGAATATCGCCGCAAGCGCCTGGCTGGGCGACTTGCCCTCGAAAAGGTACACCTCGAACCCCCGGGCGAGTTTCTCGTGATGCGGGCGTTTCTCCTCTATCCCCATCGCCCGCCACGCAGCCGCGTCCGCGACACCGAACCACTTCAGCAGCGTGTTAAGGTCATCGACGAGCACGGCTGGCGCGTCTGTTTGCGCCACGATGTGCGACAGCACCTCCAATTGAAAGTGCCCGAACTCATGGAAAAAGGTGGACAGGTCCGCCTTCGCCAGCAGCGTGAGCGTGGTGGGCGAAGCGGTGATGTCGTCGCCAAAGGACAAGCTGCCGCGGTCCTCGTCTTGCGCTTTAGCAGGCTGCTTCAGCACGTTAGCCCGGCCCGCGTCGGGGTCATCCGCGAGGCCCTCCTCGCTCGCCCATTCGGGGAGCAGGCCGATTTTCTGGTCCGCGTACGTGGTGTCGCTCGATGACGCGGTGCGGTTACCCTCGCCCCGCGGGCCGTAGTTCACCCAGGAGTTCTGCCCGCGCGTCTCAGATGTCATGGCGCGACGCGCGAGCGGCGTGTACATCGCTGAGTGCGCACGCCACGCGTTCTCCTCGCCGCTGGCTCTGAACCCGTTACCGTCTTTTACGTGGCCGAAGTAGTCATGCACGATGCGAAAGACATCGTTCGCGCGCAGGCGGTGCTTTCCGATCACCTCGCCCGTGAATTCCAGCAACGGGTTGTCGGAGACGTCAAGGTCGCTGCTGCCGAAACCGCTGTCGGTCGGGAACACCCACAGGTGGTTATTCTCAAGCATATCCGCGAGCCCCATGCGCGGGCTCGCAGCGTAAGGGTCTTTGCGGTTGCGCTTAATGAACTCCACCGTCAGGCCGGTCGCCTTGATGGTTTGCCACTGCGCCAGCGTCTCATCAATCATCGCCCGGTACGACGCCATGACCTCCGGGTCCTGGGGCGCGTGGACCATGTCCTCGAACGCCTGGGCGATGCGCATCGCCCGGTCGACGTCCACCGACTTGTACGTGGTGGGCGGCGAGTACGGCAAGCCGGCTGCGCGCATGTAGTCCTCCGCCGCGCCCTGCGCCGTGGCAAAGGGTCCAGGAACGTACCACTCGCCCCCCACAAGCATGGGCCTGTCGGGTAGCCCGACAAGCTTGGATGCCCCGCCGGCGGCGCGCCGTGCGTCTGCGGTGGCCGCCTTGATGGCCTGGCGTTTTACGAGGCCGGTTACGCTTAAGGTTTCTTCGCCGGCGGCGAGGCGGTCGAGCCGGCGGGCGGCACTGGTCTCGTGCCGCTTTTGAGTATCGCGATCAAACGGGCCTGCTTCGCTTTCAGCCGGGTGTCTTTCTCGAAGTTGCCCGATATTATCCGCGCGAGAATCGGCGAGGTTCGTGAGTTCATCGTCATAGCCAGCTTTCCTTAAAATGTCCGCGTAGCGCGGGTCGACCAATAGACTGCTGAAGTCAGGTGTCGAGGCGATCATCTCGTCTGTGAGCGCGTCGGTCTTGACGATGTCGACGGCAGACATCTCACTGCCGGCGGCGCCCGCCATTTCGTAAATCGTTTTCGACCACGACCACAGCGTCTCCTGCACCTCGCTCGGCGTCCATGTCTCGCCGGTGAGTCTAGTCAGCACGCTCGCCGCCTCGCGCACGCGGGCGTTGAAAGCAAGGTACCCCGAGCCCTTACCCGGGTCGCCGGTGGAGGGGTTGAGCGACCCGGAGAATATCGTCTGGTCAACGAGCGCGAAGTTGGCCATCCACGTGTCGTTGGTGATCTCGTTCACATCACCTATGAGGTTGAGATAGAACGAGTTGACTTTCGGCCCCGAGAACGTGACGCCCGTCAGGTCCTCGGCGGATAGCGCTCTTACCGAGTTGTTGATCCAGGCGTCAAGTACGCTTTTGTCGCCGTTGTGGCCATCGACGCGCGTCCCCATGATCTTGACGATAGTGGCGCGGTCGCGCGGACGGCCGGCCTCCAGCCAGCCCTCCCACACTTTCACCGTGTTGAAGAGGTTCGTGGTGACCGACGTCTGCGGCGAGAGGGCTGCGAGCAGCGCTGCGAAGTGCGGTGCGTCAGGACCGAACACCTCCGAGATGGCGAACGCTGACTCCTCGTACCAGCCCCTTTTGGCGCGCCCCGCGTACGCCACCGCCGCCATCTCCTCGGCCGACGGCAACTGCGCCAGCAGCGAGACCACGCGCTTCCCGATGCTGTTGGTGATCTTCTTTTGCTCCGCCGGTGTGAGGTATTGGAGGAACGCACGCACCTTGCGTGAGACGGTTTTGGCTTTGGGTTTGGCTTGGGGTTTGGCTTGGGGTTTGGCTTTGCCCTGGCTGAGTGTGTGCTGACCGGCCGCAACGCTCGCGGCTTGCGCCGTGGCACCGGCGTTCGTGTCGAGGCGGCTATTAACCGCAGCGGCTTCAAGTGTCGCGATCTGCGAGGTGAGTGCTGCGGCTTTAGAATCCAGCCCGTCCTGCGTTGCGTGTTTGAGGTCGTCCCGCAACGCCGCGATCAGTTCGTTCCGGCTGTCCGCACCGTCCCCCGGCGATGTGTAACCTCCGTCACCTTCGTCGACCGGGTTTTCGTAACCCGCGCGCTCGTCTATCTGCCGGAGGCTGTTGGCCCCTGTCACGTCTGCGGCGCGAATCTGCAAGGGGAACCTGACGTACATCTCCTCGGGTGTTATGCCAAGGTGCTGGCCGTACACGGTATAGAACGCGGCAGCGTACTTCGCCTTCACGTTGTTCACGTCGGCGGTGAACCGGCTCACTGCCTGCAACTGTGTGAGAATTTCCTTCTCAACGGTAGCCGATGACTGCGCGATAGCGCTCGTGAACTCGCTGTCGGCCAGTATCTTCGCGACTTTGGCCTCCGTCTCGGCGACGAGGGTTTTATCCTGGACCTCTCGAAACGTCGGGCCGTCTTGGCTCACGCGCATGTCCTGCATCAGCGTGTTCTCAAGCCCCGTGCCCGAGAGCGCGGCCAGCGCTTCACCGAGCGGGATGACGACGTCGGCCTTCATCGCAAGCGCCTCCTCCATCTGCGCGACGACCGCGGGCATCTTTTGCAGTACCTCGGCGGGTACGCTTTGTGACAGCACGTTGGCGTCGATGAAGAGGCCCTGCACAGGGCCGTCCGCCGCGGCGGTCTCCACGAACTGCGCGAACGTGGCGGGGCTCCTCGTGCGCATCACGTCCTCTGCTGACATCTTGAAGAGGGTTTCAAGGGTCTCCGCGTGCTGCCGGGTCAGGTCCTCCATCGCGCTGCCGCCCACCACGACGGAGAGCGTTTTATGCGCCACGCCCATAGATCCGACCGAGCCCACCACACTGAGCGCGGTGTCCACGGCACGCGAGAGGCGTTCGTTACCGTAGTCCGCCCACGTCTTCGTCGGGTTCGCGACAGCGGTGTCTATCGCGTCAGCTATAAGCGTGTTGACTTCCTCCCCTGCGAGTTCGCGGCCGATGAGCCCTTTTAAAAAAGTGCCCATGCCCGTCTTGCCCAGCGTGGCGACAAGAAACCGCATCGGCGCCATTTCGGTAAGCACCTCGGACGCGCCCTCGCCCAGTGCAGCGATGCCGCCCAGCACGGGGTGTGCACCCCGCTCCAGGTACTTGGCGTAGGCGTTGCCTGCTGCGGTGAACCCGAAGGTCCCGAGCACGGCCGGCGTGGCCGGCAGGCCGACCGCGGCAGCGAGCCCGATGGTAGCCAGTACCTGCCCGGTTGACTTCACGCCGCTATACACCTGGTCGACGCCGGGTGTCGCGAAACGCGGCGTGCTCAATAGCTCGATAGTCTCCTCGGCGCTGCGCTCGCGGGTCGCGCTCTGCGTCATCGCGTCCAGGCCCAGCGTTTTACCAAAGCCGTAGCGCAGGTCGGCACGCAACTTGCGCCCGGTATTAGGCAGGAAGTCCATCAGGTCAGCGGCCACGCTGTCGAAGGACGCCTGCGGCCCCCTGGTGGGCGCTACGGTGGCGCCGTCGACAACCTGCACGCCATTGCTCGCCAGGCGCCTCGCGGTATCCCAATCAGCAGCAGGGTTCCGCTTTTTCTGGTCTTGCACGAGTTGCGCGAACTCATCGGAAGTAACCACCCGCTTCGGCCCGACTGCCTCCGACAATGCTGCCAGGTTGGGGATGTTGTCGTGGGCCAGCCGCGCGAAGGCGGGCGTCGCGAAACTGTTCTCAAGCGCGGGGTTGCCGCGGATTAACGCGTCGGCCTGGCGCATGAAGTGCGCCCGCCGTGCCGTGTCGGGCATGGCCTCCACCGCCTCCACCGGCACGCCCAAGCCCGTTGCGGTAGCGGTAGCCTTGGCGTACTCCTCGGGCTTGGTGTCAAACGCCGACTGCAGCGACGTCGCGAGCCTCGTACGTTTGAGGCTGGAAGAGCTCTGCAGCAGCGCGCTGTAGTCCTCGACGCTCGCGCTCGATGGCGCGCCGCCCCCTTTCGGGCGCGCCTCCGCGCCGGCCAGGAGGGCGCTGTACTCGTCGACGCTCGCCACTACCGCCGCATCCTCAGCAGGTACAGTTGCGCGATCTTCTCGTCAGTCACCGGTTCGCCTTTTTGTTTCAGCGCGGTGGTTATGTTCTTTCGGTCAGCCACAGGTACCACCACCTTCTTAACCATTTCCGGCGTGATCGACGCGAGGGGAGACTGTTCGCTGCCCCATCCGAAAAACCCCGCCTCCGTAAACACGGTCCGGGAGAGCACCCCGCGCGCGACGACATCCTTCTCGTCGCGCGACAAGACCCGCTTGCTGGCGTTTTGCTGGCGCCCGATCTCGGACTCAATTTCGTTCTGCATTTGCCCCAAACGCCCGTGGTAGACCTTGTCGGCGTCTTTCGTGAGCTTGAGTTTTTTATCAGGGTCGAAGCCGAATTCGCGGAACACGGTGTCAAGCGCCTGCTTGTCGATGCGCGCCTCAGTTAGTTTGTCGGCGCTCTTCGACATCGAGTCGTAGGCTGTGAGCAGCGCCGTCCCGTAGTGCCGGCCGAGGGTGGGTTCGAGCGCCTGCACCTGCGCCCGCGACATACCCACCAGCACATCAGGGTCGCGGTACGCGTTGTAAGCTGCCGAGTACTCGATCTGCCGCACCTGCTCCATTTGCAGCCGTTCGGTGATGCTGGCCGAGCGGAGCGAGCGCTGCCGGTCGGTGTAGTGGTCCTGCATCGTCTTCGCGTCTTTGGGCGCCATCGCCTCAAGCGCGCCGGAGCGCACGACGTCATCCCACTTCGCCCCGGGCTTGCGGAGCACGTCCATCGCCGTGTTCACCGCCACCGCGGAGCGCTCGGCACGGCCGCTCTTAAAGGCGGCGTCACGTTGGTGCAGCGCGTCTATGGTGGCCTTAAGTTTAAACGTCTGGTCGCCCCACTTATCGCGCGCGTCTTGCTCCATCTTGTCAAGGTTCGACGCTTCGCGGTCGCTCTTCGGCCCCACCTTCAACCATATCTCCGCCGCGGCGGCGGTGCCCAACGCCGACGACGTGGCCTGTTCGGCGAACTTTCCGATCTCGGCCCGCTGCGCGCCGGCGATCTCCTCTTTGTTTTTCTCGAAATACGCCTGCGCTTGTTCAGGGCGCGTGCTGACGAGTCCTTGAATCACCTGCTTATGCAACTCCGTCGTCGATGCGAGGTTGACGCTGGCCTTCACCACGGGGTCGGTGATCCCCCGTAGGGCGAAGAGCGCCGCGTTGTTCTGGTGCAGCGTCGTCACCAGTTGCCCCACGAGCGCAGGATTAGCCGCCCCGAGGTTGATCGTCGCCTCGTTGTTCGCTTTGTACCCCGCCACGAAAGCCGCGTCACGCTGCTGGCTCTCGAACTTGGAGAACTCGCCCACCCCGTGAACCTGCAGCACAGACGCCCGCTGCGAGAACAGCTTCTTCTGGACATCGTTGGGCATTGCGCTCAACGCCTTCGATATGTTGTCCTTGAACCAGGTCGCGGTGTCGTTCGCGACGCCTTTGGCGTTGCTGCCCTGGCGCTTGTCGCGCGTCTGCGTTTCGTAGTCAACATACTGCTGCTTCAGCGTCGCGTCGGCGACGAACACCGCGTCGACCGTTTCCCGCTCCTGCATGTGGTTGGCAATGGCGCCGAACGCCGCGCCGGCGGACATCGCGCCCTTGCCCATGTCCTGCAACTGCGTGGCGCCAGCCTCCAGCAACGCCGGTGAGGCGATGCTCTCCTGCCTCGCGCCGGGGAGCGCGCGCTCCTCTACCGTAGGGCGGTCGTATGTCGGTACGGTAGCCATCAGACGGCGACGCCGGCTTTACGTGCGTTGTACCAACTCCCGGCGACGACGCCGGTGCTTGTGAGCGCGGTCGTGAACGCGGAACGCAGCGGGCTTTCCGCGCCGGCGCGCTGCGCCAATAACTCAGAATTGCCGCGCTCGTTCGAGGCCGCGACGCGGTAGCCCCAGGCCTCCTTCTCCGCGTTCACCGCGATGAGGTCAGCGTCACGGCCCCCCATGAACGCCGTGTCGGACAGGATGTTAAGGGCGGAGCCGTAGTCAAGGCTCACGCCGTGCGCGGCCATAAGCGCCTCTTGTTGGCCTGCGAGTTGCCGGGTCTGGAGCCCCGAGTTGGCTACGGCAGTCTGCCCCCGCTTGCCGGCGTCAACGGCGCGCATGTCGTTGATGGCTGCGTTGTTACTCGCGACCGCCGCCTGCATCGAGTACGCGGTCGCCGTTGCCTTGCTTTTCTGATACGCGCCGACCGAGTTGAGCACCCCGCCGCCGACGCCCGCGCCCAGGCTGAGGGCGCCAAGGGCGCTAGTTGTGACGCTTGTACTGTCGCACATGTCAGAGCCTCTTCGTCGCGCCGGTGCTGGTCACCGAATAACCCATACGTTCTATCAACCTGACCGTGCGTGCGGAGTCAAGCCCCGAGCTCTCGGCCAGGCCGGCCTCGACCGCGCCACGCGCGCGTGCAGCCCTCTCGTAGGCCCGCACCAGGCGGGGCGCTATGCTGCCCCCACGGTGCGCCGGCGCCACGTAGAACCCCACGTCGCACGCCACGAGGTCAGCGCCCCACAGGTGCGAGGTCACCACGAAGCCGAGCATGCCGACTATTTTACCGTCTAAATCGGCGACGAGGGCACCACCCTGGGCGACAAGCTGCGCGATAACGGCCGCGGCTTTAGATGGTAGAAAGTCGCGCTGCTTAAACAGTGCGCTCTCCTCGCGCATGGCGGCGCCCATATCAAGGAGCGCGCCAACGTCGTCGGCGCCCGCGAGGCGGATGTCAGCCCCCAAGGGCGACCTCCATCGTGTGCGAGAGCAGCGTCAGGGGCAGCGGGTTGGGCTGACGCACGACGAAGCTGTCGGACTCGTTCCACGACGCGTCGATGTCAAGTAGCATCACGCCGCTGAACAGCCGCTGCGGCGATCCGTAGGGCTCTGTGGTGCGCTGCTTGACCTCACGCAGTTGGGTGAAGTTCGGCCCCGCAAACACCGTGGACGAGTTGTTCACGCGTAGATGCAGCCGGTTGACGTTGTGCTGCGTGCCCTGGCCGGCGGCCTCGATCTCGGCCGAGAAAGGCAGCATCTCCAGGTCGCAGTTGTAGCCGATGCCGACGTTCACGATACTGGCCGCCGCGTCAAGCGTAATCGTGCCCGTTGCCGAAACCACCTGCGCCGGCTGCACCGCGCCGTCTGCGAGGATGGCTACCGTCTGCCCCACGAGGTGCCACAGCCCGTCTATCGTGGTCGCGGGCGCGCCGTTATATGTCGCACCGGCGTCGACGAAAAAGGCGTTAGGCAACGTGCCGAAGTTGCGCGTACGCAGGCGTTCCATGTAACGCACGTCACGACCGTTTATTGTGCGTTTCACAATAGCGTACAGCACGTCCTCGTTCCCCTCCGGGGTGGCGCACACCGCCTCAAACACGCCGCTCGTGTCGTGGTGGTGCCACGCCTTCACGTCGTGCTCTTGTACGTAGGTGAGCCCGATAAGGTCTCCGCTGCTGCTGACCGCCCACACCACCGAGTATGGCTGGCGCGTGTACGCCATCGAGGTCACCGTGTAGCCATCGAAGAGGTGGGGTGCCATGATCGATAAGTCCTGCGAAAGGTACCCCTGCTGCTGCCAACTGTAGAGCATCTCACGTAGGCGCCCGCCGACCGACTGAGCGTATATCACTGCGCCGCTCGTCACGACCGGCGGTACGTTGTTCGCGCCCACGTAGTCCTCGGGGGTGTAGGCGATACTCGCGGCGGTGACGACGGCTCCCCCACCGGCAGTGACCCGCCACTCGCCCCCCGAGGTGAGGAGGAGGAGGTCCGTCAGCGGCACGATGTGCCGGATGGTGTCCGCGCGGCGCGCTTGTAGCTTCACCGTGATGCTGTCGTTCGCCTGCGTGGGGATGGAGTAGGCCATGTTGCTCTCGGTGCCCGAGCGCGTGGCGTAGAGCCCCTGGGGGATGTCTGTCGACCCGGCGAACCAGCGGCGCCCTTGGTAGTACCCGACCGCGCCCGGGTAGGTGCCCGCCGTGCTAAACGGGTCGTTGGCTATGGGCGGCGTCTGCGCCACGTTCGGCGTGACGTTGGCGTCCTTGAACCCGACAGCGCCGTCGGACGCCTGGCCGACGAAGCCGTACAGCCCGTTGATTTTTTTGTAGACGTAGTACCTAACCGCACCGGTGGCGTTCGTCCATGTCACGGTGTTGAACGCGCCACCCACCGAGAGGTCCTGACACGCTCCGTTGGTGACAGCCGTTGAACCTAGCGACTCCTCCAGCCCCGTCGGGCCGATGGCGGTGGCGATGTAGGAGTAGGACACGGCGCCCGCGCCGTTCGGCGTGAGCACCAGCGCCGTCGGCGCGACCTGCGTCGGCACCACGGAGATGACCGTAAGCGTCCAGCTTGCAGCGCCGAGGCGCTTTAGTTCGCGCTTGTCGTAACCCGGGTGTACAAGGGTGAGCACGTCAGCCGATTGCGTGATGTGCAGGTCGAAGACGTCGGCCACCGCGTAGGGCGTCACAACCTCGTAGACACGCCCCGTACTGCCCGCCGTGTACGCGCCCAGCGCGGTGGTGTTGAACGCCACGCCCGCGAGGTCGGTGAGCGTGAACGTGTTCACCGCCGCCGTTTGCACGATCATAAAGCGACCGTTCAATTCCGACATGCCGGTGACGCCGGACCAGAACACCCAGTCGCCGTTGACGTAGCCGTGGGCGACTTTCGTGAAGACGCCGGGGCTCGCGTTCGTCGCGGAGGTAATGGTCTGGTTCGCCTCCAGCACCGTGCCGTTGTTGGTGTGAAAGCGCACGTAAAAGTTGCCGAACTCAAGCTGGTACGCCTGCGACGTATTGTAGATGAAGGGCAGCAGGTTCGCCTTCTGCGCGCTGAACTTCGTCTCCAGGACGTACTCGAACCCTGTGCGGTTCGCAGCGGGGCCGTGCGGGAGGATGATGAAGTTACGCACGAGCTTAAGCCCGGTCTGGAACTTCGCGAGGTCGACACGCCCGAACAACTCCGGCGTGATCTCCCCGCCGGCGTAGGACCGCGTCAGTGACTTGAGCGCCATCTAAGCCCGTACCGAGATGGACGCGGGCACAGAGGTGCTGTAGGGGTTGCTCTGGCGTGAATTCGAGTCCTCCTCCGCCGCGCGGGGGAAGCTGACCTTCTCGAACATCATCAACTGGGCCTTTGTTTCCTCGCGCCCTTCTTTACCTTTTAACGTCGGACCGGCGAGGTAGGACGCCAGCAGGCGCGCGAGCGCGGCGACGAACAACGCGGAGAACTTTGCAGTGTCGGTGACCCCGAGCGTGTACACCACGGTCGGCGTGTCGACGTTCGTGTACATGACACGGGCGCCGTCGAGGGTGCCGTCGTCGTAGTTCTCGATCACGTAGTCCTGCGCGTTGAGTGAGTTCACATCGGTCGGCGTCAGGATGTCGGGTTGCGCGGCAAAAAGATCGGGTGTCCCGTTGGGCATGAGCACCTGCCGAACGCCGAGACAATTCGCCGGGATGGCGTAGGCGAACGCCCACCCCACAGGGGGCGTCAGACTGATAGCGGCTGGCACCGTGCGGCGCGTAGCGAAGCCCCAGGGGTGCATTTCAAGCAACGCATCGCGCGCTTGGGGGTAGAACTGCGCGCAGCGCGCAGCTTGTACGCTACCGTCGGGAGGAGAAATGGCGGTGATGTTGGCGTTGTCGCCTAAATGCCCCAGCCCGAGGTTGCAGATGCTTACCTCACTCGCCATGTCGCAGCCCCTTTGAAGAAAACAAGGGCGCGAAGCCCCCGTTTAGACGTACCGCGACTAGACCAGCCCGGTGTCGGCCTTTTGCTTTTGCTTTTGCTTCACCGCGGTGGCTTCCTCGATCTCGTCGACCACCGTGTACCAACTCGCGACGAGAATGGGCTTCCCCGCGGGGGTCTTGGGTGCCTCGAACCTGTCGCCGGGTTCGCGCACCGCGATGTTGTCGTAACCTTGCTGCGTGGCAATAACCTGGGGCATGGTGCCTCCTGTGTAGGGGGTGAGAGGGCTGACCAGCATACCGCCGCTGGTCGAGCCCTACTCGGGTTAAACGTCGAGAGTGAAAGACCCAGGGTAGATCACGTTGCGTTGCGGGTCGGGCGTGAGGAAGGCGCGGAACGACCCCGCAGTGAACGGGCCGGTCGCAACGGTGTAGCGCACGCCCAGGTACCGCTCGTAATCACCCGAAGGCAGTTGAGTGCGCGCGATGGTGTAGCCCGCGACGAGTGTCGCCTTCGCGATAATAGGCGACGCCCAATGCACCGTGGCCGATGTCGCAAGGTCCGCAGTGCTGTCCGACTCCAGGTTCACCTGCAGGGTCGTCGCGCCGCCGGAGGTCATCGTCACATCGACGAATATGATGAGCCAGAGATCGCACCCTGAGATGCCCTCGTCGGCCAGCACCGGCGTGGCGGCGTTTCGCAGATCGATTACGTTGGTGGAGATGGCGGTGGCCGTAACCGCTTGGCCGGTGGTAACGCCGGCGGCGGTGGTGGCACCTGAGAATACGCTTTGAAGATCGAGAATCATTTTGGTTCCTTTCGGTTCGAGCCCCGAGCGCCTGCGCGCCCGAGAGTCTGTTAGCTAACGACCGCTTCGGTGGACATGAGTTGGTCCACGGTGCGGATCGGGATACCGAAGAACTCGGTCTGCTTTTGTGTGTACCCCGGCGCCACGTTACCGAACTGGTTGGCCGCGTCCACGATAGCCAGCGCCGTGTTGCTCTTATCGAGCGCGGCGACGGACAGCATCGACTTGACCGTGCGCGAAGCGTAGAACACCGGAGTGCCCATGCCCATGAACGGGATGCGGGCCATCGCGCGGATCATCAGCTTCAGGACCGCAGTCGAAGCGGAGGCCGCTTGCGTGCCAGACTGTGCGACGAGCTCAGACACGTCGATGTTCGCGATACGTACCACGTACCTCCAGTCGCGTACGGTAATGCCGCACTTCCACTGCCAGCGGTCCGCGAGGGCGCGGTAGCGGTTGTTGTTCGCGTCGAAGGCGTCGATCATGCCCAGGTCTTCGTGCTCCAGCCCCGCCTTGCTCCCCTTCGGGAATATGCCGGTGACGGTGTTCTTGCCCCATACCACGAGCCAGATGCTGGTGTTGTCGGCGCCTGCTCCGCCGGCGGACAGCACGTTCTGGCCGTTGGTCGCGCCGGAGATGGTGCTGTAGCGGGGGGCGAGGCCCATGAATCGCTCCGGGTTCAGCGCCGTGTTGCCGTAGAACAGCGTCGCGGCCATGTTCTGGTTCATCGCTTCGAGGAACGACTGCGCCTCCGAGAGGCGGAAGCTTTTCTCGTTGCCGTTGAGCGCGGCGATGTCCTTGTCCAACTCGGCACGGGTTTCAAGCATCCCGCAGGTGTCCTCGATCTGCGCACGTACCGACTTGCTCGGAGGCACGCCCTGGTACATTTGCCGCCATATCGCACTCGGCAAGCCGGTGCGTGTGGTTGACTTGTGCCCGGTCGGCGTGTTGCCCTCCATAAACGGCATGTCGAGCAGTATCTCGTTGGACTGATTCAGCAATTCGACGACCGTGGCCGTGGTGCCGTCGGGGTCGAGTGACTTCGCCCAATCGAGCAACGTGACCTTAGTGCCGAGCGTGGCGCCGGCCTGCCCGAACATGCTGCGAACGCCTGCGCCCGAACGACCGGCGAAGACGAGGAAGTACATGGCCACGAGGGACAGTACCAGAAGAATAATGTGTTCCATTTGTGTTGCTCCTCTTATTAAATTAGGTTGCTGGCTTCACTTGGTTCCAGGCCAAAGCCTGTCCTCGGGCGATATCGTGCGACTGGTGTCGTTGCCGGAGACATGCACGCTGTCGGCGGAGGTGAGCTTGCCGACTTTGTAGAACGCGCGGATCATCTCGGGGTGGTTGCCAAGGTGTGAGTCTTGCAGGAACTTCACGAACTCAGGCGTCGCGACTGCCTGCAATCCGTTTTTCGCGACAACGAGGTTTGCCTCGAACTTTTCGCCACCAAGGGCCGCGTCCGCTTTCGCGGTTGCGAGCCACTCGGCGCCCGCCTGCGCAGCCAGTGACGTGACACTCGCGGCGTTGCGTTGAGCAACAGCCGGTGCGAGTTCATGTACAAGCCTCTGCGCGGCAGCTTGCGAGAGGTTGAGTCCCTTCGCTACGCCTTCAAACTTTGCCAGGAACGTGGCGTCGAGCGCAAGGCCCTCGGGCGCGACGAACGCGGCGTACTTCTCGGGTGCGGGCGCCTTCAGAGCTACGGCGTCAGCGACTACCTTGTCCTCCGCGGCTCGCGCCTCGGGGGTCAGTGCTCCGCGCCGTGCAGTTTCAGCAGCCTGCGTTTCAGTGGCTTTCGCGTCCGCAGCGGCTTTCGCCGTGGCGTCAGCGGCTGCTTTCGCAGCGACGGCATCAGGAGATGTCAGCGACGCGTCAGCGACAGCGGCGGTCACCGCAGCGCCTGCAGCGACGGCGGTACTCTGCGCGGCGGCGGCGGCTGCAGCGGTTGCTGCTTCGCTTTCGATCGTTGCGACTACTTCAGTTTCGTCAGCCATGCTTGTTGCTCCTCCACCATCGTGTTGTACTTTTCGGGGCACAGTTCGTGTACCTCGCCAAGCAATCGCTGACCGATGTCCTGCTTACCGCATTGGAACTCCGTGAAACCAGGTGGAGCACTCGGCTGATACGGATTGCAAAACAGCCCGGTCATCGACATCAGCCGCCACATCACGCGGCGGCCTTGCTTATTGCCCATCAACCACTTGAAGTCGTCCACCTCCCGCTCCCGCTGCAAGCGCGTGACGTCGGCCTTTCGAGCCTCCACCGCTACCTGTGCGCTATCGTCGAAGGGGTCGGGTTCTCCCAATGGTTGCTGTGCCATTAACGCCATAGATTACGCTGCCCAACGGCGGACGGGGGCACCACCACGCCGGCATCAGTCCGCATCGGGCCAAAGCGTGGCCGCGGGGTCTGCGCCCACAGCCTCAAGGGACATGTCCGTGATCTGCAGATCGCAGCCGATCTCCTTGTCGCCGTTCAGCTCCTTGTCGGCGCGTGCGCTCACCACCTCGACCTGGGCGGTGAGGATGAGCGCCTGGCCCACAGCAGGCAGCGGGATGCCCAGCTTCTTAAGCACCTCGTCGTTCAAGCACACGCGCAGCCCGTAGGGGTACGCAGAGTCACCGTAGGGCATGGTTTCCTCCTTACGATCGGGCTCTTGCTTCATGTTCACGAGCATCATGTCATTTTCCTTTCGGCACTACTTTGCCAACGTTGTCTTCGTCTTTGTCCACACTGCCCCCTATCGACGGCCGCGCCGGCGCGCGCGCAGCAGCCAGTCACGTCCTACCGCCCCGGGGTGGTCCACCAGCAGGTGCTGCGCGGCGGTGCCACTGACCAGGCCCGAGTAACTCACCAGCGCCGCGCTCACGGTGGCGCCGGCGCCTATGCCGGCCATCATCACACTGGCGGCGACGCCCGACAGACCCGAGAGCGCGACCAGGCGCGCGCCTGCTGTCACGGCAGCACCTTAGCCCACACCGCTGACGCGACCTCGGTGCCGAAGTCCGCTGCTGTCGCCGCCGCTGTGATGGTGTCAGCCGCCACTGCCCCGACGCTCGAGTCCATGCGCCCCCCTACGAGCGCCGCAGGCAGACGGCTCGCGAGGCTGCTCACGCTGCCGACGTCGCCCGTCAGGTCACCGGTGAAAGTCGTCGTCAGCCCCGTGGTGATCGCCGTGGCGGCATTTGTGCCCGCGATGAACACGCCGCCCGCCGCGCCGGCCGTGGCGCTGGGTAGAAAGTCCGTTTTCGTGCGCACAGCGTCCAGCTTGACGTGCGGGGTATCGACCGGCGCCGTGCCACTCGTGGGCGTGTACGTCGGGCAGCAGTCCCATATCTCAAACGCGAAGCCCCCGTGCGCGTCGTTGACCGTGGCGTTGTTGGGGCCGCCATACTTCAGCCCCGTGAGTGCGACAAGCGTCTCCACGCCAGAGGCGGCATCCCAGTTGAGCGAGGCCCCGGGGGTCAGGCCCGTGACGACGAAGTCCGCTGTGCACGCGGTTCTACTCGTCGCGGCGGCGTTGTTGCCCCCGAGCGTGGGTGCCATGCGCCCCCTGACCGTCGCCCCCTCCATGACGCCTAGCAGTATCTGGGGGTAGGTGGTCGCCCCCTGAAGCACGCCAGCCAGCCGCACGCGTACGATGCCGCTGGGCGGTACGACGAAAGCCAGGCGCAGGTTGGTCGCATCGAGCGCGGTCATCGCGCGCAACGCGGTGGTTACCACGTTGACGGCGACTGCAGGATCGTAGAGCTTGCCCGCGAGGAGGTTCAATCGAGTTTGTTGCGCAGCTTATCGATAGCCGCCTGGGTGGCGGCAAGTTGCTTCTCGCGCGCGGCGATATCCACGAGGAGGGCCGAAGCGGTGGCGCCGGCGTCGGCGGCACGCACCTCGGCGGCCGTCGCGTTCTCAGTCGCTGCCGCCTCGCGTGCGCTCGCGCGCGCCTCGGCGTCGCTGACGATGCCAAGGGCGCGCACCCGCGCGGCGGCGACGATCTGCGACGCCTCGCGCTTGGCGATCTCGGCGCTACCCGCGGCAGCGGCACGGGCCTCGATGGCGGCCTTGGAGGCCTCGAGCAACTCAGCAGCCGCAGCTTCGACCCGCGCTCGCGTCTTATCGAGTTGCACGCGCGCCTCCGCTTCGGCGTTCGTGATGGCACCGATGCGATCAAGGCACGCCACCACCTTTGCCAGGGCGTCGGCCTGCTTCGCCATCGCGCGTACGCCGTTCACGGCGTCGTTGATATCTTGGGTCATGGGCTACCTCTTGAGTAAAATGTAAACTTCAATGGCAGTGGTGCCGTCGCCCCCCGAGACGCGCGGGCGTACCACTCGCGTCATTTCGGTGATGCCCGACACACCGGCGGCGCTCTTGCTAATAGCGACGTTAAATGGGTCGGTGAGCGGACTGTACCGCGTGCCCGATTCGTCAGCCGAGGCGTTGTCGTTGGCGCCCTCGATGATGACTGTGGCGCCGCCGAAGGTGCCCAGAATCTGCGCCGAACGGTCGGCCGCCTGGGGCATGGGCAACGGCGCTCCGTCGTCACCGGCGGACAACGTCCATTTCACGACGTTCGCGTCGTGGTTGTTGTAAGGCACCGCCGGCGTGATGGTGTATTGTTTTGTTGCCATTGTGCGTCCCCTCTGGTTACGCGGCGACGGCCAAGCCCGGCCCGCCGTACCCGCTGAATTTGCTCACCACATCGCCCAGGTTCTCGGCGTCCGTGTCGCCCAGCGCCTTCGCCGCGCCTGCGGCAGCAGGTATCGCCGCCGCCTGCGCCTGCTGCGCCGCTGCCTGTGCCCGTTGCTGGCGCACGATGGCGACTTGCTCGTTGCCCACGATCAGGTTCGGGTCGACGCCGAGCATGTCGCCGTAGGCGTCGACGATGCCATCGAAGTCGAGTTTGTCCATCGCCCCTGGTGACATGCCGGCCTGGTGCTGGAAGGTGGCAATCGTGCCCACCGTTTGCAGCAGCCTGTCGACGCTACTCACGCCGATGGCGCGCTGCGCCTGGGCGAGCATGCTGATGAAGTCCACGTTCAAGTCCTGCCCCTGCATCTCCTCTGGCGGGGGAGGCACAATGCCCGCGTCGATCATGCGGTCGAACGTGAGGTCGATGAAGGGCTTCAGCAGCTCGTTGTGCAGGCGCTCCAGCACAGGGCCGAGCATGAGCAGCTTCTCCTCGTGGCGCTCCGCTATCTCTCGCGCGGTGACGGGCTGGCGCGTGCTGTCCGCCTGCGCGAGCATGAGGAACAGGTCGACGTAGAAAGTTTTGTTGATGCGTTCGCGAACGTCGCGGATATCCTCAAGCTGCCCGGTGATATCGAGGTTGACATCGAACGCGGTGCGGATACCGTTATGCGGGCCGGTCTGGTCGTGGTACATCACGCCCCCGGGTAGCGTCGCGAGAGGCAGGTTCTTCATCGCGACGGGGATCTGGAGCGGTGGCTTGACCTTGTAGTCGATGGCCTGCGCCTTACGCAGTTGCCCGTGCTGTAGTTGCTTCGTGTCGCCGAGCGCCTCCATGCCCGGCGAGTTGCCGTAGATGTCGCCGCCC